AATATCAAACCAGACGGTGTTGTAGATGATACCTTTATTGTAGAGAACTCTTTCCGACAAATGGGTGTTATTAAGAATCCACTGACACCAGAAAATTCCCCGTTCGTTGCTACTTCCGCTAAAGTACTATCGACCATAACTCTTGTGACCTCTTCTCCGTTTGATTCCGGTGCGACCATCACAGGTGCTATCTCCGGTGCAGTTGCTTACGTTGATGAGTCTGCTGATACCGTAGTTTATTACCACCAAAACGAATCTACAGGGTTCGCTCAATTCCAAGTAGGAGAGTCGGTAACTCAATCAGGTGTCGCGGTATCGGGAGAGGTCGAATCTCTTTCTCATTCAAATGGTATAAATCGGTTCTCTGGTGATGTCCTATATATTGAGAACCGCGCAAGAATACGACGTGATGCAGAACAACAAGAAGACATTAAGATAGTCATAACCGTTTAGGATTAAATCATGGTAGATTTTACAAATAAAATTTTTAAAGAAACATATCGCGATTTTTATGATGCTGAAAAAGGTTATCATCGTGTATTGTTCAACTCTGGACGTGCACTACAAGCACGTGAGTTAATCGAATCACAAACAATCATCCAAGAAGAGATTGCACGATTCGGTCGTAACATTTTCAAAGAAGGTGCTCTGGTAAATCCAGGCGGCGCGACTGTAGACAATACATTAGAGTATATTCGACTAGACCCTATTAGTATCCTGGGCCCAGACCTACTGGGTAAAACCCTAACTAACGGAACTTTAGTAGTTAAAGGTATCGAATGTAAGGTAATCGAAGTTGTCGAGTCCGTTAATGGCGACCCTGCTACACTATACGTACAGTACACAGACACTTCTGAGGCCTCTGACAATACTGTCGCTCCTCGGGTATCCTCTCTCGACACTCTAGTAGCACTAGACGGTACTTCAAATTCTTCTATTGTTGTTATTGATGACAGCGCAGACCCCATTCCTGCTGTCGGTAAGGGAACTAAAGCATACTTTGCTGCAGGCGACTTTTTTGTACAGAACCACTTCGTCTACATGGAAGGTGGTAGTTCGTTCATTAACAAATACAGTGCACTACCAACCGCAGATATTGGATTCCGTATTGAAGAGGCGATTATCACCGAAGGTGAAGACAATAGTCTCTACGACAATCAAGGAGAAGTTCCAGATGCAACAGCTCCTGGCGCGCATCGATACCAGATTAAATTAGTACCCACTACACGCGACCAAGTAATAGCAGAAGAGAACTTTGTATTTGTTGCACGTGTTGTTGATGGTATCATTACTCGCGAAGTAACTACCTTCGACTCATACAACCGAATCAATGACCTTCTTGCACAACGTACAAAAGAAGAGTCTGGTAACTACGTAGTAGAAGAGTTCAAGGCGATTTTTGAAGAGAAAGATGCTAATAACCTTAACCTAGATGTTACCGAAGGTATTGCATACGTAGATGGATATCGACTAGAGATAGGTACAACAGATATCAATGTGCCGAAGTCAAGAGACCTTATTACGAAAACAAATGAACCAGTACCTGCCGCATATGGTAACTACGTTTATATTGACGAAGCCCTAACTGAAGGGTTCGGTAGTTTCGATGTCTTTGGTTACCAAACACTAAAAGACTCTACTGGTTCTGTCATTGGTTACTGTAATGTTCGTGGTGTTCAACGAGATGCTGTTGGTGTTCGAGTATATATCTTTAATATTCGCATGGGCGCTATTTTTGGAAATGGAGGTTTCCACAGTTTTTCTGAAACCGATGTTATGGAAGATAACATCCCAGGCGGTGGAGCTCCACAAATAAAACTAGTAGACAGCATAATCCATGAAGCATCGAACAACAATTTATTGTTCCCGCTACCTAGAACAACACCCTCTATAGACCCTATTACTGCTAACTACACTATCCAACGATATACTAGACAGACAGCAGATGTTAGCGGGGAGATTAGTCTTTCTGGTGTAGAACAAAGTCAGTGGGTGATATGTGATACAGGAAGTGCTATCCTGTCGATTACCCCAGATATGTCAGGCACATACAGTGGTCTAACTACCGGACAAGAATACGACATTGCATACTACGTGGAACTTAGTAATGTGCAACCACGCACCAAACAAATTGCAACTGGAGTTCAAACCCAGACCATTCCTACTCAAGATTGGCAGGCCCGTCCAGTATTTACACAAAATGTTGATGGTATCGCTCTGCAATCGGTTAAGTTTAGAGATGATGTTGCTACTGATTGGGCAGATGCGGAAGATATCACTTACCAATTCTACTTAGATGGCGGTCAACGTGATAACTTCTATGACCGTGTAGTGGTATACATTAAGTCTGGATATTTTATACCAAGTGGTGGCGATTCTGAGATTCAGGTCACTTACACCTACTATGACCACCAAGATGATGGTGTTTTCTTCGCCGCAAGTTCATATGTTGATGACACTTACGAAACTATTCCTGATTATAATGCAGCAACAGGTCAAGTGATCTCTATGCGTGATGTGTTGGACTTCCGTCCAGACCGAGCATTCACTTACACCGGTGAGTTCGACGTTAGAGCCGAACTACCACAGAATGCTTCTGCAATTACAATCAACACTATCCAATACTATCTACCGCGTATCGATATCCTTGTTGCTAATGCGGTAGACAGTCGTGGTAACATCGGATTCGGTGAACTACAATTGATTCAAGGCGAGTCCAATGTAATCCCACGTGAACCAGAGATTCCTACAGGTTCAATGGCGTTGTATAAGTTCCGTTTGAACCCATACACATTCGGTACCGCTGACCTTACTAGTACGTTTATTCCAAACAAACGTTTCACGATGAAAGACATCGGTAAACTGGAACAACGTGTTACAGACTTATTCGAATTGACCACTCTGAGTTTGTTAGAGTCGAACACCAATGCATTGACTGTAGTAGATATCAACGGTAATGCACGTACCAAGGCTGGTTTCATTGCAGACAACTTTAGTTCTTTCATCTTCTCAGATATCGACAACTTAAACTACCGCGCATCTATCGATCCACGGGGATTGTTGAAACCATCCTTCCGCGAGAACTCAGTCCGTCTTTCTTATAGTACGGACAACGTTGATGCTGTTGAGAAACATGGCGACCTAGTAACTCTACCTTATACAGACGTTACTCTAGTATCACAGTTGCTTGCGACAGATACAATGAACGTGAATCCATTTGCGGTGCTTACTCAAACCGGACATATGGAGCTTTCTCCATCATCGGATGAGTGGGTTGAGACTAGAACTCTACCGTCTATCATGCAGACCACTGTACGTCGATTCGAAAATTTCGATGCAGACCTATGGCAGCGTCAAGCATTGCGTACCGGAAGAAATTCTAATAATACCTTGACAAATAATGGATTGTTCACTACAATACCAAGAGACGTTTCCTTCAGAGAAACCACTCGTAGCATTCAGGACTTTATTGGTGAACAGGTTGCAGATGTCGAGATTGTTCCATTCATGCGTTCTCGTAGAATCCACTTTACTGCAAAGGGTCTACGTCCCAACACTAAGATGTTCGCATACTTTGGTAATAAAGAGGTGAGTTCATGGGTAAGACAAGAATCATCTTCATCTATATTCTCGGACGACCCTACAGAGTTCGGTAGTCAGTATGCGAATGCAACTGAGTATCCATCAGACCTAGGTGGCCCTACCACATTACAAACCGATGCTAATGGTGAATTGGTCGGTAGTTTCTTCTTACCCAATACACCAACAATTAACTTTAGAACTGGAACTCATGAATTAAAACTTCTTGATGTGAGCGTTAATAGCGACAATGAAGCTACGGCTTCAACTCGTGCGAACTACACCTCAACGGGTACCGTCGAAAGTGTGCAGAGAACTATCCGTACAACACGAGTGCTTAATGTCCGTGCTGGTCGTCAAGACCCTCTCGCTCAGACATTCTTCGTTGACCAAATAGAGAACCCTAATGGTCTGTTCATAACTAAAGCGCGAATCTTCATGGAGACCAAGGACGACAACATTCCTCTACAGGTTCAGATTCGTTCAGTAGAGAACGGTATACCTACTACACGTATCGTACCTGGCGCAGTCAAGTTTGTTGACCCTGCTGATATTACAGTAACACCGGTTATTGATGTGGAAGAAAATGGTATAACCTACTTAACCGGACGAGCAACAATCGTTGAATTTGATGAACCAATCTACTTGACAAGTGGGGAAGAATATGCGATAATCTTACTTGCTGAGTCAGTGGGATATAACTCTTATATTGCTGAAACCTACGAGAACATAATTGGTTCACGCGAAGATAGAGTAACAAGACAGCCTACTCTAGGTTCTTTGTTCCTATCTCAAAATGGTTTCACATGGACACCAGACCAGACTAAAGACTTAATGTTCGAATTAGACCGTGCTGATTTTGATACTTCGGGTACATTAGTACTTGACAATGCATCGTTACCTAAAGTTACATTGGGGCTAGACCCCTTAGAAACAACTATAGGTTCATCATCTGTTCGTGTTTATCACGAAGGTCATGGATTTAGTTATAACGATACAGTATCTATATCTGATGTGCCTAATGCAATTGGTGGAGTACCTTCAACAGATTTCGAAGGCACCTTCTTGGTGTCTAATCCAACATGGAATGGATATGACATTACCGTTGCAACTCCTGCAACATCTTCTGCGGTGGGTGGTGGTAATGATGTAACTGCATCTCAACAAGTGTATTATGATGAGTTTGTTCCACAAATACAAACCGTCACACCGAAGAAAACTACTATTACGACTGAACTGTTTAGTCCTTCGGTTTCTTCCTATGGAGATTCTAGGTCTACCAATCAGTTTGGTTATGGAATAACAACATCTAAGACCGTGTTTTTAAACGACTATAACACTAATACATTACCTAGTGTTGTCGCATCTTCGGATAATGCGGGTGGTTCAGAAACAATGAAGTTCAACCTAAACTTGTCTACAGAAGACACGAAGGTTTCTCCGGTCATCGACCTCCAAAGGGTATCTGTTCTTGCCCTAGAGAATGTTATTGATAGTACTGATGCAGCGCAACATATAACTGTACCAATAGTAATTAACGAATCCTCTGTGGGCCTAAAGATAATCTTTGCAGCAAACCGTCCGTCTCCTGCTGACTTCGAGGTTTATGTAAGAGTCACAGCGGATGAAGACGCCTTGGTTGCAACTGATGATGAGGGTAACTTTATTACAGAATGGGTACAGGCTACTATAGACAAGGAACTGCCTTCGGATGACAATCCATCGACCTTCCGTGATTATGAATATACTGTTAATACCGACCAGTTCACCGCATTCCAAGTAAAGATTGTGATGCACTCAAGCAATTCATCCAAGTCTCCGGTAACTAGAGACCTACGTGTTATTGCGTTGGTAACATAATGAATAGTCACCAGAGAGTTGAGGGACACAACGATTTGGTAAGGGATATGCGAACGGGTGTTATCCTAAATACCAATAAAACCGCAATCGAAAATGCTAGGAAACGAAGTAAGATACATCAAGAACAACAGGAAAATATCGATTCTTTATCCATAGAAGTCAAGGGATTGAAAGAGGATATGACACAAATAAAAGAATTGCTTTTTCGTTTATTAGAGGATAAGAAATGAGCACAGGTAGCATACAACTAGTCAATCTCGCAGATAATATCAATGCGGCATTCGATAAGATTAATGAAAACTTCGAGTTGGTAGAAACGGGAGCTTTTGGCGGTGGTCTCGATTCTGCGAATATCACCAATGTGGTTAACCAAGAATTTTTAAGTCAATTCACTCTAACCACTGATGTTGACCTAACTGATGTTGAAGCAGGTATTGCAGCGAATGCAGCCTCACTGTTGACATTACAAGCAAGCATCACTCAGAATGATAGTGGTATCAGTGTCCTCGCTGCCCAACAACAGGCTACTCAAGCACAACTTGATGGTATCACTCTTGATGGTATCGACTCTGACCTTCTTGCCAGCGCTATTGCAAATGCAAACACTGCTCTAATCTCTCGAATCGATGCAACAGACAGTAGCGTCAGTGTATTCGCAGCTAACATCGACAGCGTAAATGCAAGTTTACTTCTTCTAGATTCTGCAACCCAAGACAGAATTGATGTAAATGTGAATGCAATAAACACTCTATCTGCATCTGTGACCGCAAACACCAGTGGTTTATCCGCAGTAGTTTCTGACGTAACACAATTAGATTTAGACCTTACTCAACTTATTTCTGATGGTATCACTCTTACACCAGAACAGATAACCGAAGCAATCGGTGGTGCATTAGACGATATGACTATTCGGTTGGATGCCGATAGTGATAAACTCAGTCTCGAAGCTCAGAAGATTACGGATTTAAATACATCTCTTTCTGCACTAGACAGTGCAACAGGCGCGTTGATTACAGCAGAATCAAACGCTCGGGCAACTCTGTCTTCACGTGTCGATTACAACTCTGATGGGCTTACTTCTATAAGCGGAGACCTCGTAGAACTAGAGACAAGGGTTGGTGATGATATCGCGGCCGCAAGTCAATCACTACAAACCCAAATAGACGGATTGGGTGGAACAACCGCAACATGGAATCTTGACTTAGTTGCTGGTACAGAGTCCAACCCACACATTGCTGGTCTCAAGTTTGGTAATGACGGTGCAACCGCAGAGTTCGCGTTGACCGCAGATACCTTCCGTATTGTAAATGCATCTAATACCGAGATTCAACCATTCACTGTAGTCGGTGACGAAGTTAAGCTGTCAAATGCGACAGTTACGGGACAACTAGATATAGGTACAGGTCTGACAGGTTCTCGTATGGAGATAACAAATGATGTTATTAACATATTCGAAGAATCTAATCTAAGGGTTAAACTAGGAAGATTGAGTTAATATATGTTTTATGTTTTGTCTAGCCACAACATTTATGCACTAAAGCGACAGTTCAAGACACTACCAAAAAATAAGACAACAGTAATAATAAACACATTAGACGATACGTTTCGAGAACAAGCAGAATCGTATTGCAAAGAAGAAGGACTTCGACACTTTATAACAGAAAGTGATGGTACCGCTGCTACTGGTAAGAATAGTTTTCTAGACCAGTTTGATAAAGACGGTGTACCACATGCGGTGTTGATTGATGGTGATGACTTTCTGACCCCAAGAGGGGTTAAGTGTTACCAAAAACTTATGGAGAAGAATGATGCTCCAGATGCGGTCGTGTTGTTCAACCAAATAAGTATTACTTCTCTGGAAGATAGTGCTGTTGATAGAAGTCAAGACCCGACTAGGCCTAATGATGATATTTCTGGATTGCCATGTAAATATACTCAAGGTGCTGCTGTAGTTGACTGGGATTTGTTATCTAAGGGGGATTTGATAGCAGACAATATGAAGAACGCATCGCAAGAGGATGTTGAAGTTTTTAAAAGTTACATATCTATACTTCAAACCTCAATGGGTATTGATGAAATAAGTACCCGATTAGTGTTCATGTCTCGTAAGGTATTGCCTTACAGATTTAAAAATTTAATAGTTGGAGAGGACACTCTTCAATTCTTGGAATTAAAAGACGCTCATGATAGAGGCGAACTAAATATGGTTGCCAATGATGAGACATACCCGACCTACATTTACGATGTGCGTATATCAGGTATCGCTATAAAAGAAAGCGGTCGCGGGAAAGGGAAGGGGTTCATCTCTTGGATGAAAACTCTTCTTAACGAAATAGAAAATTTAGGAATGCAGAATAGACTGCATGATACGAGAGTTCCTTTAGCGGAGTTATAAATGGCTTACGGTTTAAAAGTTTGGACAGCATCTGGATATGTTGCATTCGATTCAGAAGATATGGATACATACGTCAAGGTATGTACGTCTGGAACTGTGTATATTGGAAATGGTGCTACAGAAACAATCACGATTCCTACTGGTTTTGATTATGCTTATGTTAACGGCCCCACGGTAAACGTCGAAAGAGCATTTGAATATACAAAAACCAGTTCAACCGCATTCACTATAAAGAATGTTTCCGGCACCACCAATTTCTTTGGTTATGTCGCAATTAGGTTAAATTAATATGTCAGATTACGGACTACAGATTACCGGAACAAAATACGGTACCGAAAAAGTTATTTTTGATAGCAGAGATGTTGGTCGAGGAACCTTTCAACATCAAAAAGGAACTCTTGCGTTTGGTTCAACTATAACAACTAAAGTGAGCGACTTGCTCATGATTAATCTGACCAGACCTTCCAGCGGTTCTGCAAATGTTTTGGTAACTGCGGTTAAAACTCGTTCTGGGGATGATATAACGTGGGAGTTTCAGAAAAGGGCTGTGGGTGGTTCAAGCATTAACACGAATCAGTCTTCTATCACTGGAGTTAACTACGTAGTGTTACGAGATTCTGCAACTACCACCAGTTACGGTACTCACGGTTTGCAGTGTAGAGCTTATCTGGGTGGAGAGATAACCTTTGATAGTAGAATGTTCACGTCAACCGAAGGTGAAGTTCAACTAGATCCTACTCAGGCCTATGCTGGATTGTACGGGCATGGTTCTCTACTGGCGTTAGGTTGGAATGGTGCTGGTAGGTCTGGTTCCACTGGAGACGATTACTACTCCGCGTTTGCGTTGGAAGAAAGTTCTTGGACTGGAGGTACTCGTTCATATGGTTATTTGTGGACGACTGTCAACGTAAATAATGAGACCATTTATGGCTCAATTTATTCTGGTGGGACTTCCTCACTCATATACGCTAGGGGAGGTTCCGATGGTGGGGTCTTTCAATTTTCTGAAATAAACAATCCTTACAGTTCCCCGAATTGGGAATATCCTCAGGCGTTGGTACCAACATTTGCGGGAAGAAAAACCTTGGGTACGTATGACCCACAATAATAGTGAAATATTACAAAATTTATTAATTGGAGAAATATAAGATGCATCCTAAAGTCGCCATACACACAGAAGCAGGCGTAATCGTAAGAACCGATATGGACAACGGTCTTTATCCAGAAGATGGTCACTCAATAGAAGGTGATAGACTGGTTCATAGAATTTGGGATCTAGAGGGTCTCTCCGAGATGGAGTTCATGAATACTCGCGTCTGGAGCGAAGAAGACCAACAGTTCATTGAAGTTCCACCAAAACCAAATGTTTATGCCACATGGGTAGACGGTGACTGGGAGTGGGACGTAGAACACATTCTAGGCGAGATAAGATTCGTTCGCACCCAGAAACTGGTAGAGACTGACTGGATGCTTGTCACAGATGCTCCTCTAACAGAAGAAGAACGACAGTCGGTGATATCTTATCGACAGGAATTGCGTGATATCACGGAAACCATAGACATGACACAAGTTTCTTCTCTAGAAGATGTTATCTGGCCTATACTAGACTATTAAATATTTTATAATCTGTAAATTAATTTTGAAAAATGTGTGTGAACTCAGTTTATGCACATTTTTTTTATTATAAATAAATACTGTTATAACCCTTAAATTTAACTTTAGCTAAAGAGAGACGATATCGTGTCAGCATCTAGTATACCACTAAAAATTAAGAATGCTAATGGTGACCTACAGGAAATTACACCTTCAGAAGAGATGTATCTCGCTGTAAAGGTGGGTGAAGCACTAGCAGAGGCCTCTGCTGGTGATATCGGAGACCTCAGTTTAACTGATGGTGTAAACATTGGTTCTTTTGTAGATACGTACTACAATGAACCAACGGGTACTCACCCGTTGTCAAACATCACAGGCACTACAGTGACCACTACCTTGAAACAGGTTGGTGGTTCTGCAAGTGAAACTGATCCGAATTTCGCCCGTCCTGTAGGTTATTACGAAGTTGAACCAAATCCAGGCTTCTACGAAATGGTAGACGCAGACTTGGACAACTTAACAAATCGTGCACTAAAAAATATGGAGACATTAGGTCTTCAAGGTGCATTCGAACTTTCTACCACCTCTCCGGGCAGTGATTGGACAAAACATATTGATAATGTTTTTTCTAATACTCTTGGTGACGGTACAACAACAACTTATCATATATGGAAAAGAACTGCTCTGTCTACACCACCAGCTGGTGTTACAACTGTTCGTCCGGTAGCGACCGACTATGATGGAACTTCATCATTCAATGGTCTGAAAGAAATGTCAGACGCGGAGATCAAATATACTCTTGGTCAACGTGCAAAATCCCTCAGAGCAACAGCAGGCGAAATTGGTTCTTATCAGTTACGTTCGTCTGCACAGGGCGCACCAACCTCCGTTGGTACTTGGGCCGCACGTGGTTCTGCCTCAAACACTCAACCTTCTATTGTTACCGTAGACTATACTCGTACTCGCGCTTCTGCGTATGCACGTACTAGAGTATCAGCATACACTCGTGATCGAGTTTCTTCATATACCACTAATCGTGTTACAGACTTCTCTCGTACATTTGTTGGCAATTATGCTGGAGTTTATTCTCGCGACTTCGCTGGTAATTACTCTCGTAACTTCGCTGGTGAGTACACAAGAACTCGACCTTCTTCTTTTTCCGGAACATATTCGCGTACTCGTAACTCTACTTACTCACGTACTAGACTAACCGGATTTACCGCGTCATACACTGGTGTTTATAGTCGTGAACGTATATCTGCTTATACGCGTAATAACATTACAGAATTTGCCGGTAACTTCGCTGGTAACTATGCAAGAACTTTCGTGGGTAACTATGCAAGATCTTTCGTGGGTAACTACGCACGTGGATTCGCGGGCAACTTCGTAGGTAACTACGCTCGTGTTTCTACTCGGGCTTCTGCTAGAACTCGTTACTCAGCCTATGCCCGCACATCAACTCGCACTCGTTACTCTGCATATGCACGTGACCGTGTAACAAACTTTGCTGGTAACTTCATCGGAAACTATTCTCGAGCGTTTACTGGTGACTTCGCTGGTAACTATACAAGAACTTACACAGGTAATTACGCGGGCGACTTTGTTGGTAACTATGCAACTACCTTTACTGGTGACTTCGTAGGTAACTACTCACGCGGATTTGCCGGAGATTATACTGGTAACTATGTTGGTGAGTATGCAAGAACCCGTATAACCAACTATGCTGGTAACTTTGTTGGTAACTATGCAACTACTTTTACTGGTGACTTTGTAGGTAACTACGCACGTGGATATGTAGGCAACTATGCCGGAGATTTCGTCGGTGATTATGCAAGAACCTCAACCCGAACTTCCACTCGCACCTTAAACTATACTCGTACATTGTACTACGTTGGTGACTTTGCAGGCAACTATGCTCGTAACTACTCTGCAAACTATGCTCGCACTGTGGCATATACTCGTGTTTTGTACTATGCTGGTGACTTTGTAGGTAACTACGCACGTGCTCGTGCATTCAGTTACGTAGGTAACTACTCTCGTACTCGCGCACAAGGCGTTACATATACTGGTAACTATGGTCGTACTCGTACTGGTACTTACGGTGGTACCTATACGCGAGCTCGCGCTGCCTCATATGTAGGCAACTATGGTCGTACTCGTGTAACAAACTATGCCGGGAACTTCGTGGGTGACTACTCACGTAACCGAGCTGCATCCTATGTTGGCGATTACTCCCGTAACCGAGTCGCAGCTGTAGCCTATACTCGCAGTACGGGTTATGCTCGTACAGTAAATTACAGCAGAACATCGACTCGTGTCAGTTCTGGTACTGCTTCCTTTGTTGGTAATTATGCTGGTTATGGTCAAGACTTTCAATACACCGGCACTAACGGTAGCTACGCTTCATGGAAGTATGACTATGGTTACACCGGTGGTGTAACTCTTACCATCAGCTGGGCCGGTGCTGTTCGATTTTCCCAATTCTATTCTAATACTGCGTCGGCCCCATTCGACTATGTTGATGTAGGCAACCCATACGGTAGCACAAGATATACTAAGGGGCCAGCTCAAGCATCTGCTTCATATTTCTCTTACCACAGTGTTGCAGCGTCGGGTAATGCAAACTACCAATACTACACCAGAACTAGAATAGGTGCAGGGACTTCCTATACTGGTGACTTCGTAGGCAACTACGGTCGATCCACTACGTATTCTCGAACAGCCTCCTATAATAGAAATGTAACATATACTGGTAACTACGGTCGAACCCGTGCCGCAACATATACTGGTAACTATGGTCGTACTCGTGTAACAAACTATGCCGGGAACTTCGTGGGTGACTACTCACGTACTCGTGCGGCATCCTATACTGGTAACTATGCTCGTAACCGTGCATTCTCATATGTCGGGGACTACTCTCGCGCTCGTGCTGCAACACTGTACTATGTTGGTAACTACGCACGTACTCGCACTGGCTCTTATGAGGGTAACTACGCAAGAACTTCAACTAGAACTTCAACCAATACTGGTTACTACACACGTCAAGTTCTTTATACTGGTAACTATGCGACGGCGTACACTCGTAATCGTGTTCAGACCTTTACTAATACTGGTAACTATACACGCGTTGGTTCATACGCTGGTGACTTTGTCGGCAACTACACAAGAACTTCAACTCGTACTTCTACAAGAACTCGTTACTCTGCATATGCTCGTACTCGTATCACTAACTATGTTGGTGACTTTACTCGTGACCGTGTAACAGACTTTGCAGGCAACTTTGTCGGCAACTACACAAGAACTTCAACCATAGTTTCTACTCGCGTCCGGTACTCTGCATATGCTCGTACTCGTATCACTAACTATGTTGGTGACTTTACTCGCAATTCAACTCGCGATTCTGTTCGCAACCGTGTTTCAGCCTATGCTCGTACCCGCATTACAGATTACTCTGGTGTTTTCACAAGAGACCGTATTACGGACTTTGCTGGTAACTTCGTAGGCAACTATGCTCGCGGATATGCTGGTGACTACGTTGGTAATTATGTTCGTGGATTTGGTGGGACATACACTGGTGACTTTACTAGTGTATATACTCGTGAGTCTACCCGTGCTCGTTACTCCGCATATGTTCAAACTCGTGTGTCTTCATACGTAAACAATCGTGTATCCACATATTCACGTGACCGTGTAACTAACTTTGCTGGCGACTTTGTAGGCAACTACTCGCGTACATTCGCGGGAGAATTCGCTGGAACATATACCCGTGACTTCGTAGGCGACTTCGTAGGTAACTACTCACGTGGATTTGTTGGTGAGTACGCTGGTGCTTATTCAAGAGACTTCTCAGGTAATTACTCTAGAGCTCGTGTATCAGCTTACGCAAGAATACGCAACTCTACATACACTGGTACTTATTCTCGTGACCGTGTGTCTGCTTACGCTGGTGATTTCGTAGGTAACTACTCTCGTACATTTGGTGGTAACTACAATACCGATTTCACCGGAAACTTCTCTAGGGCATTTGCTGGTAACTATGCTGGTGAAACCATTAGTGGTGACCTAGTAGATACACCAGAAACTTATACTTTATACGTAAGGGTTGCCTAATCGCCCTTACTGTGGTATAATAAGATATAACGCGGGTCATTCACTTGACCCGCTTTATCTTAACACTATATACATTATAATTTGAATTGAACTCTCTGGAGATATTTAATGAGTCGTAAGCAATGGATGGATAATGCCTTCTGGGAAACAGAAGAAAAGAAAGAACTGAACTGTATCCTAGAACTTGAAGATGATGTTGGTCGTGTTACACGTCAACAAATGTTTTTACACCGTCATGATAAGGATGGTGGTGAGAACGAATTGTTTAATGAAGTGATTGATGCCTTAGGCGAAGATTCTATCGATAAAGAAACTACAGATAGAGTTGTTCGTAAGGAGGCACAAGCTGAAGAAGATAAACTACGTGAAAATGAACACCAGAAAGCACGTAAACTTGAAAAGTTATTCAACTACAAGATTGAAGCATTTGAAGTAGAAGAAATCAAAAACTCTAAAAACCGAAAGTTAAAGGCAAAACTGCGTCGAGCAAAATCAAAGATTGAAGTAGATATGTGGTCAATCATGATTCTACAAGATCAACTTGAGGCCGAGAGCGATGGAAAAGAGTAAAGGGTTTATAATTGTCGCTTCTAAGAAGCATAACTTTTATTTGTATGCAATCAATCTTGCGGAGTCTCTTAGAGACTACTACGAACCAGAAGATGAATGTAAAATCTGTCTAGTGACAGAAGAAAGATTCCTAGACGACCGTGGTCGTGATGTCGCAGATGATATTATCTTATGTGACGACCATTATCGAGCTAAGTTATATGGTATGGCAAAATCACCATACGATATAACGATGTACATTGATGCTGACATGGAAGTCGAGCATGAAGACATTACCAAAGTGTGGGATGAGATGAAAGACCACGACGTGGTATTCACTGCCCTCACTGACGACCGCGACTATATTTACGCGGAACGTGATTTTGATACTCCGGAAGGTGTTTCTAAATTTACATTATGTGGTGCTGTTTGTCTATATGATATGTCCAAACCAATTGTTCGGGAGTTCATGGATGACTGGTGGGACTTAACGTTCAGACAGATGAACGATTCTTGGTGGCCAAAAGGTTATGCAGATTCCCTGAAATCGTGGGATCAATTCTCCCTTTGGTGGCTGACTGAGAAAGAAGAAAAATATAAGGATCTCAAGGTTGGTATCTTCGATGACGACTTGAGGTGGAACTATTATAACGCTCTTAATTGGGCGATCACAAAACCTGAAACAGGGCCAGTGATTATACGTCACTTCTCTGCGGGTTTAAATAAGGATACTCCAATCGTATGACACAGGTAAACGACCAATATCTCAAGCACGTCGAGGTTAATAACCCTGAGCTACTTGAGGTTCTAAACGAATACTCCAAGTTACATACCATGAAAGGGTTTGAGAAAAATTGTCACTTGAATTCTGCTCAACATAAACGTCAACGTAACTACTACGTCGGCCCAGTCCATATGGACGAAATTGTTGCTCAGGGTGTAAGTCACGAAGGTTTCCCAGACGAACTCGTTGGTTATAACTTCAAACTTTCTGATAAAACACACATGATGTTTGAGAAGGACGCAGATCCTATCTTTAAACGTGATATGACTCACCATCTTCGCGACTTGAACGACAAGATGATGAACTTCCTATCCGTCAAACATAATGCACTTGCAGCAGTATATCCGCCAGGGGGATTCATCTCTTGGCACAACAATGCTAACGCTCCTGGCTTCAATCTAATCTTCTCATACTCAGAAGATGGTTCTGGTTACTTCGACTACATCCATCCTGAGACTAAAGAAGTCATCCGTTGTCAAGACGAAGCGGGTAAGTGGACATGCAAAGCAGCATACTTCGGTCACTATGGTGAAGAGGGTAAGGTTATGTACCATGCCGCTTCTACAGAAGATTGGCGTTGCACAGTATCTTACGTTTTCGACTGGTCAGAAGCATCAGACGACTTCCGTGAGATGGTTCTAGCAGACATTTCTTCTGCTGAATAAAATAGTTCATACCTCAAACCTTAAACGGTTATAAATAGAGAGAGACATTATATAAACTGTTTAAGGTTTTGAGGAATATGGCAACTTACGAAGATTTCACAATTGATCAAGGTTCTGATTTTGCTCTGCAAATAGAATTAGTAGATCCAGACCAATCAACAAAAGACCTAACAGGGTTTTCGGTTGCTGCTAAGATGAAGAAAACCTTCAGAAGCGATGCCGACAGTACTGTTGACTTTACGGCCATTGTCGCAGAACCTTCGACCAATGGCGTCGTTACTATATCCCTAACTAACATTCAAACCGATTTACTATCTACTCGCGGTAGGTATGTCTATGATGTCGAGATAAGTTATGTCGACACAGAAGGCAATACTATCATAGAGCGAGTATTAGAAGGTAAAATAAAAGTCAATCCTTCGGTAACAAGGTAATAATACCATGCCTATAAGGAAGGTCTCTACATCTGGAACTGAAAGTGAAACCCTAGTCAAGAAAATTGGTGGGGTGGGTAGTGGCACAACTAAAGTAAGAAGAGTCACCGTTGGGAGACCTGTTAGTAGTGTCATATCCGGAGGTCGTGGTAATATTAAGACTTTTGACGGACTTGGTGATATTCCAGCAATCGATGAGTTGAAATTGGGTGAGATTGGTATTAACACCCAAGATGGCAAGCTCTATATCAAACGAGAGTATGATGGTGGGATACAGACAATCGTCGAGATTGGTACTGGCACCGACAATCTTTCTGCCACTACTACTTTCAACTCATATATCTATACTTCAGATGGAACACTAGAGGTAGTTGCCGGAGCAGATGATTCGGGAGATGTGCTTACGTATGACCCTAACCCCGATAACGCATCAAGGATTCAAGTATATCTCAACGGTGTTCTACTCCATCAAGGAATGGACTATGTTGCTGATGACGGGAATACTATTTCCCTAACCCACGTTGTAGACGAGGAACAAGTTGTTCAAGTAGCCGCCTACAACTCAACCGGAGTTTCTCTTGGCAATGACCTTATTTTGGATGACCACTTTTCATTCTCAGTAGGAACAAACGAAGAAACTAGATTCTATCATAATAGCGTTGATACTATCATCAAGCATTTAGGTTTCAATGATAGTAAGTTTAAAATACAACATCTGAACGATGATAGGTTCGTTCTGGATAATTCTGGTGTTCAACTTCTTGGACACTACACATTAAATGGTGAAACTATACCAACTCAAACTGAATTAGATGACGTTAATACTAGACTTGACTCATTAGACAGCGATGTCCAAGAGATCAAGACTATGTTGCAACAATTGATGCAAAATTAATTATCTAGTCAAGTTCCCTTTAGTTATAAATAAAGGGGTATATTAACCATCCTATAGTATCGCCTCAATATGATCAATAACAAGTCGTTTAATCGGGTACTTGCCGAAAGCTTATTTAACTTAGCTAAGTCTAAGCAACAAGAGGTTGAGTCAACACCCGGCCAAGAAACCATATTATTCGACCTTATCGAAGGCACTTCATCGTCTACAAGTGGTAGAACAGTAATTCCGGAGGCACAATCGATCACTGCTCCAGGCGACACTGCATTGTTTACTTTGAATGGCACCCCATCTCGCGATGATTTGATTGACGTATGGGTGAATGATGTTCTTCAACACCCCGAAGAAATTTACGCAACCATCGACAACACTATACAGTTCTTTGAGATCCCTCCAATTGGAACGGACATTTATATTAAATTTCGTTAGTATATTATTAAACGTTTAATTATATTCAGAAAAAACTAATAACTCAATCCTAGGAGATAACCTAATGGCATTTAGGCAGATTAAATCCCCAGCACTAGCCGATAAAGCGGTAATCAATACCAAACTAGACGAAAGTGCGGTACAGGGACAATCAACCCTTACAGATATGGTAAACCCAGCGGACTGTTTTACGCTTCTCTATGATGTCGGTTCAGACTCATTAAAGAAGATTACAGCAGACGCGTTCTTCTCTTCATTCTCAACGGATGATTTGCAAGAAGGTGCCAATCAGTATTTTACACCTGAGCGTGCTCAGGCTGCAGTTGCTCAAGATATCGCGGATGCGGTAGCGGTAGAAACAAGCCGTGCGACAGTTGCAGAACAACTACTACAGTCTAATATTGATGCTGAAGCATCAACACGTGCACAAGCGGATATTACACTACAATCAAACATCAGTGCTGAAGAAACTCGTGCGAAAGCTCGGGAAGATTCAATGGAAGCGGCATATCAGTCTGCTGATACAGCTCTTTCTGGTCGTATCGATGACATCCTAAGCAATACTGATTCAGCTGCAATCGATTCGTTCGTAGAAGTAATCAAAGCGTTCGAAGACGCGGATGACGTACTATCTGCTTCAATTATTGCTAACTCTGCTGCAATCACTTCCGAAGTTTCTCGTGCAATCAGCAAAGAAACTGAAAACGCAACTGCGATTTCTGTTGAGACTGCTCGTGCTACTGCTGCTGAAGTTGCAATCACTTCATTGCTTACTGCTGAAGAGACTGCACGTATTTTAGCTGACGGTGCACTATCTGCACGTCTAACAACTGAAGAAGCAACATCTATATCACTCCAGTCTCAGATTACTTCTGAAGTTGGTCGTGCGACTTCTGCTGAAGGTGTCCTTACTCAGGATCTTGCAGACGAAATTGCTCGTGCTACTGGTGCAGAAGCTGCAAACGCACAAAACCTACAAGACGAAATTAACGCACGTGCTATTGCCGATACTCAGGTTCGTACTGATTTAGGCGCTGACATCATTTCTGGAGATGCTGCAACTCTAGTATCTGCAAAGGCGCATGATGACCTACTCATCGGTGACGTTACTGTTGATGGTACTGCAAACAATACAGTTACTGACCGCATTGCAACTGCAAAAGCAGAAGCAGTCGCGAAGGCAGAAGCAGAACTAACTGTTGAAGAACTCGAACGTGTTGCTGGTGACCTTGCGTTACAGACTGAACTTGATGCAGAAGAAGCTCGTGCTACTGCTGCTGAAGTAGTTCTACAAGGTAACATTAACACAGAAGAAGCTGCACGAATTGCACAAGATACTGATTTGCAGAACCAAATCAACTTCATCACTTCGAATACTGACTCAGCTGCACTAGACTCACTAACAGAAATCGTTTCTGCATTCCAAAATGCTGATAGCGATATGTCTGCTCTTGTTTCTTCTAACACTACTGCAATCTCTACTGAGAAAGCACGTGCAGAAGCTGCTGAAGGCATTCTACAAACCAACATCGACACTGAAGCATCAACTCGTGCAATTGCGGACACTGGTCTACAATCACAGATTACTGCTGAAGAAGCTGCTCGAATTGCTGCTGACGCTGCAACACTTGCATCTGCTAAGTCATACACTGACGCAGAGGCAGATTCTCATCAGGCAGCTGCACAGGCACATGCTGACGCACAAGACGCTGCACTTATCGGTGACGCATCTGTAGACGGTACTGTTGGTAACACTGTTACTGCTCGTATCGCAACTGCTAAAACACAGGCAACTGCATACACAGACGCACAGGTTTCTGCTGAAGCAGCAACTCGTTTGGCTGCTGACAATGCACTATCTCTACGTACTACAGTACTAGAAGGTGATATGGATTCTGTTGAAGCTCTTGCTGCACAGAATGAAATCGACCTACGTGCAGAAGAAGTTGCTCGTCATTCTGGCGATTCAGACCTACAAGGTCAAATCACTTCTGAAATTGCTAGTCGTATTGCTGGTGATTCTGGTCTACAGTCACAAATCACCACTGAAGTTGCTCGTGCTACTGCTGCGGAAGCTATTAATGCTACTGCTGTTGTTACAGAACGTCAACGTGCAGAAGCGGTTGAAGCTGGTCTACGTACAGACGTTAACACTAATACTGTAAACATCTCAGCTAACCAAGGTGCGATTAACACTGAACGAGCACGTGCTCTAGCGGCAGAAGCTGCATTAGACCTACGTGTAGATGGTGCTATCACAGATTTCCAAGATGCTGACTCAGACCTACAGGTTCAAATCACTTCAGAAATCGCTCGTGCAACTGGTATCGAAGCTGGTCTACGTACTGATGTTGATTCAAACCAAGCACAAATCACTTCAAACGATTCTGATATTCTTGCTCTTGCAACTCTTCAGGCATCTGACCATAGTGATAACCAAGCACAAATCACTGCTGAAGTTACACGTGCTAAGGCTGCTGAAGTAGTTAACGAACTAGCAATCAGTGCTGAAGTGACTCGTGCAACTGGTATCGAAGCTGGTCTACGTACAGACGTTGATTCAAACCAAGCGCAAATCACCGCAAATGACGGTGAGATTCTTGCTCTACAAACTCTACAAGCTGCTGACCATGCAGACAACCAATCACAGATTACTGCTGAAGTAACTCGTGCAACTGGTGTTGAAGCAGGTCTACGTACAGACGTTGACAGTGTAACTGGTCGTGTTGATGCAATCATCGGTACTTCTCCAGAGACTCTCGATACACTTCAAGAAATCGTTGCTGCGTTCGAAGATGCTGACTCAGACATTCAAAACATCATTACTGCAAACTCTGGTCGTCTAACTGTTAACGAAGCAGACATCGATGCACTAGAAGTACGTGCAACTGACGTAGAATCTCGTGCAACTTCACTAGAATCTCGTTCCACTGCAACTGAAGCGAAAGACTTAGAACAAGACGGTCGTCTAACAGCTAATGAAGCAGACATCGATGCACTAGAAGCTAAACAAGGTACTGCAACCCTAGTAACTGTAGCATCTGACCTATCAGCTGCAATCAATGAATTGCATGGTGAGATTGACGCAGATGTTCTTGCTCTTGCTGCTCTTGCTGCTCGTGTTACTACAGAAGAAGCAAATGTAGACACTCTACAGTCTGAAATGGACGCAGTAGAAGGTCGTGCAACTTCACTAGAATCACGTGTTTCTACAGAAGAAGGTCATGTTGATACTCTACAAACTCAGATGGGTTCTTCAACTCTTGCAACTGTTGCTACTGATGTTACTACAGCTGTAAACGAACTCCACACTCAACTAGATGCAGAAACTGGTAAAGTTGCTACTCTACAAGTTGAGATGGACAATGTTGAAGGTCGTGCTACTGGTCTAGAAACTCGTGCTACTGCTCTTGAAACAGAACAGACACTACAAGGTGGTCGTCTAACTGTTAACGAAGCAGACATTGACGCTCTAGAAACTAAGTTGGGTGACGGTGTATTTGATACTACTGCTCAGTCTATCACTGGTGCAATCGATGAACTTCACTCTGAAGTTAATGTTAACACCTCTGCCATTGCAACTGCCTCTCTTCGTGCAGACGCAGACAGTGACGCACTTGCTACAGAAATTCTTGACCGAACTGCCGCTGATTCACTAATCCGTTCTGACCTAGCTGCACATCGTGTAACTGACCAAGCGGACTACATTGCTCGTGACGCTGCTGTTCTTGCATCTGCTCAGTCTTATGCGGAATCAGAAGCAGATGATGCTGAGGCTACTGCTAAGATTTATGCAGACGGCATCGTTGCTAACGAAGCAACTCTACGTGACAATGCAGATAACGTACTAGACGGTAAGATTTCTACAGAAGCAAACTCACGTCAAGTTGCTGATAACGCTCTTGATTCTCGTGCTACTGTACTTGAAACAGAAATGACTGCAACTCAACTTGCTGCTGGTCTAAATGCTGACGGTACTTACGCTTCTCCAGATAGTGGAACTACTAACTATATTGACCTATCTACATCTCTAGCAGATGCAGACAAAAAGTTAGACGCTGCAATCAAGTCTGGTGACAACGCTCGTATCGCTGGTGATGCAAACTTGCAATCACAAATGGATGCTGAAGTTGCTCGTGCTACTGCTGCTGAAGGTGTACTAACAACTAACCTAGCAACAGAAGTTGGTCGTGCGACTGCTGCTGAAGCTGCAAACGGTGTACTAATCACTGCAAACGCTGTTGCGATTTCTGATGAGTCATCACGCGCACAAGGTGTTGAAGGTTCACTACAGACTCAAATTGACTTCATTACGTCGAACACTGACTCTGCTGCTCTAGATTCACTAACTGAAATCGTCTCTGCATTCCAGTCTGCCGATGGTACTCTAACTGGTCTGATTACTCAGAACCAAACAGACATCGCAACAAATGCTGCTGACCTAACAACTGAAGCAACTACTCGTGCAACCCAAGATGGTTTGATTCGTGGTGAGTTTGCTGCTGCCGATGCGGGTCTACAGACTCAAATCGACGGTAAAGTAAGCAAGTCTGGCGACGCAATGTTTGGCGTACTGGACATGTCCGATAACAAGATCGGTGGTCTTGCAAACGGTACGCTCTCTTCTGACGCAGTGAACAAAGGTCAATTGGACGGCGGTCTTGCTGCTCAACATATCTCTGTATTCTCAACCACTAACCTTTCCGAAGGTGATAACGAATACTTCACTCCTGCTCGTGCACGTGCTTCAATCTCGGTCACAGACGTAGACGGTGAAGGTAATGTATCTTACAACAATACATCTGGTGTTCTGTCAGTATCAACTGGTAAGAAGTTCGTTGAGTTGGAAGACGTTGTCGATACAGACCTAGTAGATAAGAACGGTTTTGTTGCTCGTGTTAAGACTGACGGTTCTGCTATGGAACTTGTTGACCCTTCCACGTTGGCATTCAATGACGCAAAACGTCAGGTCATCTCTGGTGACGGTGCACAGTCTACGTTTGCTTTGGACTTCTACACTCAAGAAGTTAACGCAATGGTATTCGTTGGTGGTGTTATTCAGGATCCATCGGTTCACTACTCGATTGATGCTGTTGCACAACAAATCACCTTCAATGCTGCACTTCCAGTCGGTACACAGGCGGTTGTAATCGCTCAGTCTACTAACTCGGTTGGTGTACTAGATCCTAAGTCTGTTGGTCTAGAAACTCTTGCGGACAACATCAAGGTATTTGAGCAGGGTAATGACGTTATTGCTGGAACTTCTGCTACAGTAGTTTCTGCATTCAATAAAACCATATATCGTTCTGCCAAGTACATCGTTACTGTAGAAAGCAATGGCGAATTTGAAACTCGCGAATGTCTAGTTATTCATGACGGCACAAACCCATACATCACTGAATATGGTATCCTATTCACAGGTTCCAACGCGTTGGGTGATACTGATGTTCAGATCAATGGTTCAAGTGTTGAATTGACTTATACATCGGTAATTGCTGGTGCAGTAGTATCGGTATCTGCTTCTTACGTTGACGTATAATACAAACCATAAAATCGGGGGTGGGTTTCCACCCCCCTTTAATTCATTATAAATAATATCAAATATCACTGGGAAATATAGTAACCCTTTCATTTCCCCTTTTAAGCTTACTCCTCAGTCCATAATGGGCTGGGGGTATTTAAAATACGTTCTGGTCTTCAGAACATATTCCAAATAGAAAGTGGAATTCTTCTACTTTTATTCATCGGGACTGGAATCAGTCCAGTCCCTCATTAACCATTCTAAAAGGTATACTTAAAAATGAGTACTAATAAGAAATTTAGAATACAAAATGGTGTCGACATTACTGGTGAAGTAGTTGTCGGTAACCAACTTGTAATTACCGCAGAAGGCAAACTTGTACTACCAGCAATCACTGAGGCTGTAAATGAAGCAGTCGCAAGTGACCTTGCTGCCCTCCAGGCGCAGGTAGATGCAATTCTTGGCACTTCTCCGGAACACTTGGATACACTCCAAGAGATTGTCGCTTTATTCCAAAGTGAAGACGGTGACATTTCAACTTTAATCACGAACAATTCAACTGCAATTACGCAGATTCAACAGACACTTGCAAGTGGCGTAGCAACTGCTGCTCAAGGTGCTCTTGCTGATACTGCTGCTCAACAAGCAGACTTGGATGCTGCAATTGCTGCAATTCCTTCAGCTGACTTGACTCCGTACTCAACTACTGCACAGATGGATTCATCTATTGCAACTGCTAAGTCAGAAGCTCAGACATACGCAGACCAAGTTGTTGCTGCAACTGTTGATGCTGCTCCTGCTGCTCTAGACACTCTTAACGAATTAGCGGCCGCACTAGGTGACGATGAGAACTTTGCATCAACTGTTACTACTAGTATTGCAACTAAAGCTGATGCCGCTGCAACTACTGCTGCACTAGACAGTAAGGTGGATTCTCTCAAATCGTTCACTGTTACGGGTGATGGTATAACATCCGGTACACCTCTAACAATGAACACTGACGGTACTTTGAGTAAAGCCATTAGTGGTACTATTGCTTCTTGGTCAAAGTCTGAATCAGATATCTTGACTGGAAAGTATTCACAATACATTGGTCAAGAATCAAACACAAAAGCAAGGGTCGGATTAAAAACCTTCGACAACGACCAAAAATTCTTCTTGCTCCGAGAGGGCCTTAATGAGGTTAGCCTCATAGTGGGAGAATTTGATTCTGAAGGCGAACCACAAGAACTCAGCAGTTCAATCTTCCCTTGGCGAGATTATTACACCATGGCCACAGGGTATACTCCGCATAGTAGTACACAGTGGGGCGCTCAGCATACTATTTACACTTACGCATTTAACGAGACAAGCGGAAAGGGTATTGCCCTCTTTGGGCACACCATTAACGACGCACTTATCGCAGTAGGGTTTACAGTTGTAAATGATACCGTCATCTGGGGTTCAGCGAGTAGCGCTAAGGAGTTGACGGTACAGCCTACGGCTGGTATATGCGTTTCTGACCTTCAAGTTTGGTCTAATGGGTATTGGGCGAATGATGATAGAGTAACTCCCGGCTCTGGTACAGACCCTTGGGGCGGAAGTGACTTTATATTTCATGCTGGAGAAAAATATGGAAATGCAACAGGAATAGTAGGACTCAAGATCTCAACTACTGGTGTTGTCAGTCAATCTTTCCATAGAGGACGCAGCCCGGTCGCGTGGCAATATACAAACAACGATATTGAAGCAATAATGCTCGGCGGTATGAACCACTTTGATAATACCTACTACATAGTAAAAACTTCTCAAGATGCTAGTAAGTATAATGTTATTGTTTTCGATATGGATCAATACTCTACACAACAATCTCCATTATTCGATGACCCACAGGCTACATATTTAGAGTTTGACGCTGACATAGTAACTGGTACTGCATTTGATAGTACTACAGGGAATATGCTTGTACACTATTATGCGGGCGGTGATGAAAGATTGGCAGCCTATAATAGTGGTGTGCTTGTAAGTGACACTGTTATCAATTCCAATGTTGGTACACCTCCGACCGTACTAGCGATGACAGAAAATCAACGTAGTATTGAAGTTTCGGATGATGGTCTAATAATAACTTCTAGGCGGGAAAATCCCGCGGCCACCTATAACAATGGATCAAATCAGTGGCAATATAGTATAGGTAAGTTACACATCGAGACTTGGAGTTCGGATACATCAACAACGCCTGTGGATTCATATGAAGTGATTCGTCCTGGCTTTACCAGTACCACCGACGCTGGTGCATTCTGGGGTATTAAAAAATCCAATGGTTCTATTTTTGGTTTATCATATCGATTCAATCATAATTCGACCCCAAACGGTCAGGGACATGATTATAATCCTTCTAGCTGGCCTTCATTCTCATTCACGAAGAGTGTTGCACAGATAGACTCGACTAAGTATATCGGTATAGCTTCGGAAACACCATCAAACTATGAAGTGTCTGTTGTAATTTCCGGTGGTATTAGTTCTGGTCATACTGGTCTTATCCCATCTTCAATCTACTATGTGCAGACAGATGGTTCTTTAGGAACTACTCAAACTTCTTTGAAAGCTGGTGTTGCGATTAGTGCGACAGAAATTAAAGTTTCTGACAACCTAAGTGATGCTCTTACAGACTTGTCTTCATATGCTACTAAAGAATATGCTGACCAGGCTGCTGCTGGTGTAGATTTATCTACATACGCAACTACTGCACAGATGGATTCAGCAATTGCAGCAATTCCTGCAACTGACTTGACTCCGTACTCAACTACTGCACAGATGGATTCAGCAATTGCAGCAATTCCTGCAACTGACTTGACTCCGTACTCAACTACTGCACAGATGGATTCATCTATTGCAACTGCTAAGTCAGAAGCTCAGACATACGCAGACCAAGTTGTTGCTGCAACTGTTGATGCTGCTCCTGCTACATTGGATACGTTGAATGAACTAGCAGCTGCTCTTGGAGATGATGCAAACTTTGCTGCTACAGTAACCGCAAGTCTTGCTACTAAAGCTGATGACGCTGCAACTACTGCTGCTCTTGCTGATAAAGTTGGTCTAGCTGAAGTTGATATCCGAATGGAACCAATCAAGCAACTAGCAGAGTCTGCGATTCAAGCAGAAGACTTTGGTTCTGGCATTTCGTTGTCTTCACAGACTTTGGTAGACTGGTCTTCGGACAGTGTATTGCAGACTCCTGCAACGATTGCTGCCCCATCTAGTGTCACTTCAGACGCATGGGCTTATGGTACCATTGTTGCTAATAACTCTACGAAGTGGGCCACGAATGACTGGCTTCATGATGGTGATAAGGGTAGAGTTTATGTATTTAACCAGTCGGACAATTCTTTGGCATTCACCCTAGATGGTACATCATCGGGCGAAAGAATGGGGTCACTTGCTATTATCATGAACGATGAGTATATCGTTGCTGGTTCTTATAATTACAATGGTGAACAAGGTAGAGTTCATGTCTTCTCTGCTGTAGACGGTTCGCCTTTATACATCTTGGAACCGGACAATGTTCCTAACCCTTGGAATCAGTTCAAAGGTAGATTCGGTGGCCGAGGCCTTGCCTTAGAAGGTTCTAATCTATATGTTGGTAGTACAGAACATATCACGATTGGTGATGGTAATGTCGATGGTCAATATGAAGCAGGTGCTGTCTACCACTTTGATCTTTCCACAGGAAACAAAGTTTATCGTATCGAGAATCCTATTGCTGAAGGTTATGGCAGTAACAACTGGTTCGGTAAAGAAATTTCTGTTCATGGTAATAATGTTTATGTCAGTTATGGAAGCACTCATGGCGGTTTACATCACTACACCTTATCAGGTTCAACTCTAACACTACAAAACTCTTTTGCGTTTGGTGGTATTAGTGGTTTGGGTGACGGTGCAAACAGCCAATTCGGTCAACAAACAGATACGAACGGAACTTACTTTATAGCATATGCTCCAATGAACCAAGGTAGCAGTGGAGACTTCGGTGTTATAGTATATAAGAATGAAGACCTCCACAATAGTGTATTTGAACCTATCTATAATATAGATACCACAAATGCTGGTTATGGTGGACTCTTGTTTATTGACGGGAATGTTATTGCTGCGGGAGTTGGTTCCAGTGATAGTATACAGATTTACACTCTTGGAGATACTCTAAGTGAAGTTGTGACTGGACAAACTCTGTCTGCGGGAAATATCTTTAGTAGAGAAGGTACTGATGGTGGTGCGAAACCATTTGCCTACTTATCCGGTTCTTCTAAGTTCATCTATAGAACGGAACAGTCATCCACAGATATCGGCATGTATGATGTTGTGTCTTCTAGCACATCAAGTTATATCGTTGATGCTTCAGTATTTGCTACTAAAGACTATGTTGACTCTGGTGTTGCTGGTGTAGATTTGTCTGGTTACTCAACTACTGCTGAAATGGATTCAGCTATCGCTGCAATTCCTGCAACTGACTTGACTCCATACTCAACTACTGCACAGATGGATGCTGCAATTGCTGTTGAGACTGGTGCTAGAGAAACTGCGGTAACATCTGCAATCTCTACCGCATCTGCTGATGCAACTGCCAAAGCAGACGCTGCACAAGCTGCTGCAATCGCTGCTGCCGGAACTGCCGCAACACAAGCAATCGCTGATACTATTGATGCTGCCCCTGCTTCGTTAGATACTCTTAACGAACTAGCAGCTGCTCTAGGTGATGACGCAAACTTTGCTGCTACAGTAACCGCAAGTCTTGCCACTAAGGCAGACGATGCTGCAACTACTGCTGCTCTTGCTGATAAGGCAGACGATGCTGCAACTACTGCTGCTCTTGCTGATAAAGTTGGTCTAGCTGAAGTTGATATCCGAATGGAACCAATCAAGCAACTAGCAGAGTCTGCAATCCAAGCAGAAGACTTTGGTACTGGTATTACGCAAGTATCCACGACTGTAGCTGATTGGTCTTTATTAACATCAGCAGACTTCGCTGCGATATCTGATCCTGACGAAATATACACCAAAACCGACGACGTGAAAGTGGTAGATGCGACAGACACTCACTTCGTGACTTTGCTGATGTCCAATATACCAGGCGACACAAGCGACACTTATCGAGAACTAACAATCAATGTACATCTACTAGATGGTACTCTGGTCAAGTCTTTCCAAGCTACCGAGGACTACCCAGAACTTAATTATTCTTGGTTGAGTTATCTTTCTGTAAATGGCAACTACATTTCCCTAAGTAGATGCGCGGCGACAGGTGATGACACTGGAACTGGAGCATACAGTAAGATATATGATATAAGAAATATTGCCCAAGCAGACCACGGTCTTGTTAAAACTATTAATGAAGATAATCTACGTAGACTCTTCACTATAGACGATACTAGAGCAATCGCGGTTTATGGGGGAACTTATCAAGCCATTGATACTGTTAAAGTACACAACATCTCCGATTGGTCTGAGTTATACTCCTTTGACACGCCAGGAGTCCCTGATGAAACAGACTTCGGTGGCGGTTACTTTGTAACTGGTGGGGTGACTGGTAATACTAACGCCGGCATCACTATATTGAGTACCTCCGGATCTTACGGTCTTGCTGGAATTGTATACAATGAATTGTGGCATGGCCCAACTAACAACACCATCATGTTTGCTAATGGTATCACTGTCAATGACAAGTATGTAGTATTCAGGACTCAAGAAACAGATGGTACAAACCGTGCACATGTCCATAATCCTGTTGATGGTAGTTACATACGTTCGTTCGTAGAGGACAGCAACAATCCTTGGCAAGTTTTGAACAACACCCAAGGTCTTGGCAAAGCGGCTCTTGCACTGTCTGGGGATGTTTTATTCGTTCCTTTGGGAGACTATAATTCTGGTACCCAGCAGTTGAAGAAGGGTATTGCAATTTATAGCATACTAACAGGTGAACTATTAAATGAAGTTACTGTGTTCGACGGCCCGAGATACTCTGGTGGCAGCGAAGCTGAAAACCTGTATAATGTATATACCGTTGGTGGTTCAACTATTATTGATATGAATGAAGAGACGGCTGACGGTGGTTCTATTAGTCCACTTATTGCTGCAGCTCCAACATCAAGTACTAGTTCTTATGGTGTCGATGCTTCAGTATTTGCTAGTAAAGACTATGTTGACTCTGGTGTTACTGGTAACGAAAGTCGATTGACTATTGCTGAGAACAACCTCACTGCACTTGAAGCGGACTTAAGCTCTGAAGAGAATGCACGTGGCGCTGGTGATGCTGCACTTGGTCTAAGACTTGATTCTGATAAGTCTGAACTCGACACTGCAATTGGTACGTTAGGTGCGAGACTTGATTCTGATAAGTCCGAGCTTGGTGCTGCAATTGATGCTGCTATCGAACAGGAAGTTCAAACTCCATTAGACTTGGAGATTGGTCGAGGTTCTAAGTCACTTAGAGTTGGTAGAAACACTGTTGCAAATACCGATGGTGGTATTGCAATCGGTGACGCTGCTAATGCTGCTGGCGCAAAGTCAATTGCGTTAGGTACTAGTGCTACTCCTACTGGTGACAATGGTATCGAAATCAAGACCTCTGAAGCTGGTACTTTGTCTTACTCTTCAGATTCTGATTGGTCGTTTGGTGCTCCTGTTACTGCACCATCGTTCATCGGTGATGGTTCTGGTCTAACTGGTATTAGTTCTGATGTTACAAGTGCAATCGCTGCCGAAGAAACTCGTGCAACATCTGCGGAATCTGGTCTACAGACTCAGATTTCTAACATCTTGTCTAACACTGACTCTGCTGCACTAAACTCTCTTGCAGAAATCGTTACTGAGTTCCAGAACGCTGACAGCACCCTAAGTGGTGTAATTGGTGGTCACGGTACTCGATTGACAGATTTGGAAGGTCGCACTACTGATAATATCCCAGAAGGTATTACCAATAAGTACTACTCTGATGAACTTGTCAAGGCTACGTTGTCTGGTGGTTTGTGTATCAATGATACTAAACTACAAGCGACTGGCGAGATTGCAGTTGATGAAGTGGAAGCAGAACAATCACTACGTGTTGCTGAAGCTGTTGTGTCGGATGATACTACTAAACTAGAAGGTCAGGATGGTTCACACTACCGTATTGACATCTACGATGTGAACGGTACTATCGTTAACTAATCTAGGTTTTTACCAAGATATAAGGGGGGACTTCGGTTCCCCCTTTTTTTATATTTAATTTTTATATAAATAAACGTATAAATAGTACGTAACCAATATTGGACTATAGTCATGTATTCAACAAGTAGAGAAGAATTGATAGATTACTGCCTACGTGCCTTGGGGCATCCGGTAGTTGAAGTCAATATAGACGAGGAACAACTAGACGACCGTATCGACGAGGCGTTGCAGTGGTTTCGTGAAAATCATCCGGATGGCTCCAAACGATACTATCTGAAGCATCAACTGACACAAACGGATATTGATAATCAACAGGTAGACTTCGGTGATGATTTAGACCTCACTGCGGTAGTTCGCATGATTCCTATGAGTTTCAGCAATGCACATTCTGGGTGGTTCAGTGACGCATGGCAGTTTATGTCACATACAATTAGCGACTTTGCTAATGGTGGTGGTTTATTAGGTGACCTTGCGCATTATGAACAAATGCAACAACAATTATCCTTGCTAGATATGAAACTGGGTGGTTACCCACAAATTACATTCGATAGACAATATAACCGTGTTAATCTACACGTTTCCAAAACGAACCTCAAAGTAGACGATTATGTTATATTTGAGGTCTATGGTATTCGCAATCCAGACGAAACAGTCAACGAATATAACTCACTATGGAATCATCGGTTCCTAAAAGAATATACGACTGCATTGATTAAACGTCAATGGGGAACTAATTTAATTAAGTTTGACGGTATGACATTGCCTGGCGGTGTCACTGTTAATGCCCGTCTCATCTATGAAGATGCACTTGCTGATGTTGAGCGAATCATGGAGAAATTCCGTAACGAGGAAGACGAAGGCCCGATCTTTTTTGTAGGGTAACCCATGGCAACTAATCCATATATAAGTCAAAAACACAGACCTGAACAGAATCTCTACGAAGATATTCTGATTGAGGCCATCCAGTTTTACGGACAGGACGTATATTATCTTCCTAGAGAGATTGTCGAGAGAGAAGAAATTTTCCTAGACAGCATCCAGTCCCAATTCTCTGACGCATACAAAGTTGAGGTGTATATTGAAAACACTGATGCCTTTGATGGTGAAGGAGACCTATTCACTAAGTTCGGTATTGAACTGCGAGACCAAGCAACCTTCGTGATTGCTCGTCGCAGATGGCGTGAGCTTGTTGGTGACCGTCTTGCAGACAATCAATTCCGTCCACGCGAAGGTGATGTGATTTACCTTCCCCTGTCAGAGTCACTGTTCGAAGTGAGGAAGGTAGAGACCGAATCACCATTCTATCAATTATCGCAACTACCACAGTTCCGTATGCAGTGCGAATTGTTCGAGTTTTCTGATGAAGATTTTGACACTGGTATTGATGTTATCGACCAAGTAGAAGAAGAACATGCCTTCCAGTACGAACTTATTATGGATGGTACTGGGGAATCCGAATATTATCAGGTAGGCGAAAATGTATCCCAAGACTTTACCGACTATCAGATTGAAGGTGAGGTAACATACTGGAACCATGAAACGCGTCTTCTCAAGATTGCGCACACTGGTTCAACAGATGGTGAGTACCGTTTATGGACGACTGACCGTCCGATAATAGGAGATAACGCTTCTCTTACCCCTACAGCTATAGATGATGGTATAAATGAAATCCAACCACTTTCACAGAATAAAGTGTTTGATGATTTCGCTAATGATTTTGTGGACTTCTCTGAGTCCAATCCATTTGGAGATATATCATAATGATGGGAAGTCACTTTTATCATAAACGCGTCCGTACTTGCGTTGCCGTATTCGGTTCAATGTTTAATGACCTACATGTTTTGAGAACAGATTCCGGTGGAAAGGTTCTATCTCAAGTTAAAGTCCCCCTATCATACGCACCAAAGAGGTCGTTCATTGAGCGTCTAGAAGAGATGACTAATGGAGAGGAAGCAGAACGCAGAGTCGCAATCAAGCTTCCACGAATGTCTTTCGAAATTACTTCTATTACATATGACGCGACACGACAGTTACCTAAAGTAAATGGTTTTGGCGGCATCGTGTCGTCGGACAATGGTTCACAAAGAAAGATGTATGTGGGCGTTCCTTATAATGTGTCTTTCTCTCTATCAGTTTATGCAAAGTCACAAGACGACGCTCTACAGGTCGTGGAACAAATTATCCCATACTTTGCACCCCAATACACGTTGACAGTAAAACCTTTTGCTGACCAACCGGATATCAAGGAAGATGTTCCCATAGTGTTGACTGGGTTGGACTTTCAAGACGATTTCGAGGGCCCGGTAGAACAGAGACGTACTATTATATACACTCTGAACTTCGACATGAAAGTTAACTTCTATGGCCCAGAACTCACTTCACCAATTATTCGTGAAGTGAACACCAATCTTAACCTTATAAATAACGGTGATGATACTCTACTAGAGACTATTAATACAACTCCAGACCCTATAGACGTGAGTCCGGACGGAGATTATGGTTTTAATACGGAAATAATCTTTCCTGAATGATTGGTAATATGTTATGAGAGACAATAGTAAACCACCTGTTCTTTTTGATGAAGAGCAGAAGAAGAACTTTGTACACGAACAGGACTATGAGTACTCTCGTGATACTTATTATGACCTAATTGAAAAAGGTCGTGAGTCTCTAGAACTCATGATAGAAGTCGCACGTGAGTCAGAACACCCACGTGCCTTCGAAGTTCTCTCTGGTATGATAAAAGGTATTGCAGATGTCAATGACAAGTTGATGGACTTGAATAAGAAACAGAAAGAACTCACCAAAGAAGACAAACCTGCCGAACCTACCACTACTAATAATAATCTATTCGTTGGTTCCACTACAGACCTTCAGCGTATGCTGTTAGGCGATGAAAAAACTATTGACCAAGACGACGATGAAGACGATATTACGTAAGAAAAACAAAACCCAATTAATAAAGATAACAGACGACACCTTCACTGTTCCAGAGTATAAGAAATTACTCTCGACTATGAAGATAATGGTCGAAAATTCTTTAAATCCTCTCAGAAACGACACATGGCCTAAAGAATTAGTGGATGGTGTAGGTGCGTATAGTGACACATATTCAATATCTGACCCTGATATCGTTCATCTGTTAGCTGACAAATGCATGTCTGTTATCGGTAGTAGTAAGAATTATGAGGACTACCTTGTAATGTATTATGAGGGGGATAGTCAGTCTGGACTAAATTGGCACACCGATAAGGCCTATTCAGCATCTGCATCGATTTACCTGAATGATGACTGGAATGATAATTATGGTGGTTACTTTATTTTCAAAATGAATGGTGACAAATTGAAAACTGGTGTTAGTCCAGACTTGGGTACGGCCGTGTTTCAAAAAGGTGAGATACTTCATGCTGTTACTTCAACAAGACATAATGCGCCTCTCCGAAAGTCTATACAGGTCTTTATAAAGTGACATCATTCACCAAGAACTCATATCTAGGAAACCCTCAAGTTAAAAGAGATGGTGTCGCAGAAGAGTGGGACAAGAAAACTCTGCGAGAATATGGCAAGTGTATGAAAGACCCAGCATACTTTTGTCGTAAGTATGTCAAGGTCGTGCACCTAGATAAAGGGTTGGTACCATTCAAGTTGTATGATTATCAAGAGGAAATGTTTAAACACTTCAATGATAATAGATTTTCTGTTGTTCTCGCCTGTCGCCAGTCTGGTAAATCAATTAGTTCGGTAGGGTATATTTTATGGTATGCTGCATTCCATCCAGAAAAAACTATTGCCATTCTTGCCAACAAAGGTGCGACGGCACGTGAGATGTTATCTCGTGTTACACTCATGTTGGAGAACCTCCCGTTCTTCCTACAGCCTGGGTGTAAGGCACTCAACAAAGGGTCAATAGAGTTCTCTAATAACTCGCGTATCATCGCAGCAGCAACCTCTGGTTCCTCTATTCGTGGTATGTCGGTCAACCTTCTATTCCTAGACGAGTTCGCTTTCGTAGAGAATGCGGCAGAGTTCTACACATCTACCTATCCAGTAATTTCGTCCGGTAAGGACACAAAAGTTATCATAACAAGTACCGCAAACGGTATTGGTAATACTTTCCAGAAGATATGGGAAGGTGCTGTACAGGGTGTAAACGCATATAAACCATTCCGCGTGGACTGGTGGGATGTGCCGGGCCGAGATGAGAAGTGGAAGGCACAGACTATTGCGAATACGTCTCAGTTACAATTCGACCAAGAATTCGGTAATACGTTCTTTGGTATGGGTAATACTCTTATTGAGGGACAAGTACTTCTAGATTTACGTGCGCGTGAACCACTTCGCCGACTGGAAGGTGGTGATGTATTAGTATATGAAGACCCCATTACGGATCACCAGTATATCATGACCGTTGATGTTTGTCAAGGGCGTGGCCAAGATTATTCTACATTTACTATATTTGATGTTTCGGTACAACCATTTAAACAGGTGTGCGTATACAGAAACAACAGGATATCTCCAATTCTTTATCCTAATGTCATCTATAAATGGGCTACCTCGTACAACGAAGCGTATGTTATTGTAGAGAACAATGACCAAGGTATGGTCGTGTGTGTTGGTCTGTATCAGGACTTAGAGTATGAGAACATCCACCTAGAGTCAGCAATCAAGGCTGATTCAATTGGTATTCGCATGGACAAGAAAGTCAAACGAATTGGATGTTCAGCAATTAAGGATATCATCGAGAATCATAAACTAGATATTCATGATGAAAATACCATCATGGAAGTATCAACCTTCGTCTCTAAGGGACTGTCATTCGAAGCGAGTGATGGTAACCACGATGACTTAATGATGAATCTCGTGATGTTCGGGTACTTCGTGAGTTCACAGTCTTTCGGTAATATTGCGGACATTGATTTCAGAACAATGCTATTCGAACAACGAATGAAAGAGATTGAAGATGACTTACCACCATTCGGTATAATTGATGATGGGACAGACTACGTCCCACAATCAGACCTAAGCGACCCATATAGCATGGCTTGGGCCAACTATGAACCCGACAATTGGTAAACTTTCACAAAAGTATAAATAGATACATTGAAAGAATTCTCCGTATTATGTTTAACTTATTATACCTTAACTAAAAAAGGACACTATCATGACTCTATTATCTTCAGAGTCTCCAGCAGTAACAGTAAAAGAAATTGACCTAACGGGCATTGTGCCTGCGGTCACTTCTACTACTGGTGCTATTGTAGGCGAATTTAATTGGGGCCCAATAAACACACCAATCTTAATCGGTAACGAAACCGAATTGGCGTCTACTTTTGGATCCCCGCTAGCAGGAGATGCATATGCAGGAGATTTTCTTTCTGCCTCGTACTTCCTAAAATACTCTTCAAGCGCATTTATAATTCGCGCAGATCGACCAGACATAGACGAAGTTCTAGACTCTGATGGAACTCAAGTAACTCCGGCATACCCTGGCTACAGAAAAGCTGCAGCAGGTATTTTCGAAGCAAAGTACTTCGGTTCTCTCGGTAACACAATTACAGTATCCGTAGCTGATTCATCGACATTTACTGGTTGGGACTTCGAAGGCTACTTCACAACAGCTCCACAAGGTGACGAACTTCATGTCATCGTAACTCTAGGATATGTATCACCTGAAGAATTAGGTGAAGTTGTCGAAACATACGAATTTGTTTCCACTGACCCTAATGCTAAAAACGATAACGGAACTAATAACTTCGTCAATGACGTTATTACTACAAGTTCTTCTTGGGTTACGGCTTCTGGTGTCCCAGCGGCAGGAACGTTTAATTTCGATAACCCACTTGGCGCGGGTGTTGGTACCGGAACAGGTTCTGACGGAACTCCCCTCGAAACAAAAACCGCATATGTCCCTGCGTATGATGCTTTCTTAAACAAGGAAGCTATCCAGATAGATTTCCTAATCCCACCAGCTGGTGGTCAAGACTTAGCGCAAACGATACACGAACAACTTCTTATGGTTGCTACTTCTCGTAAGGATTGTGTTGCAGTAATTTCTCCGACTTCGGGAAATGTTGATGCTATGATAGCATACATCGACACACTTAATGAAAATTCATCTTACTTGGTCGTTGACGGTAACTGGATTAAAGTGTATAACAAATACGAAGATAAGTACGAGTTCATTCCAGCGGCATCTTCAACAGCAGGTGTTATGGCAGCGGCGGACGCAGTCTCTGCACCTTGGTTCTCACCAGCAGGTTCACGACGTGGACAGTATCTGGGTGTCACCGAACTGTTGATCAATCCTAACAAAACAGAGCGTGATAAACTATACAAGAAAGGTATTAATCCGATTGTTAGTATTCCTGGCCAGGGTGTCCTACTGTTTGGTGACAAGACTCACATGTCTCGCCCATCAGCATTCGACCGAATCAACGTACGTCGACTATTCTTGGTTATCGAAAGAGCTATCAGCAAAGCTGGCGAAAACGTAATGTTCGAATTCAACGATGAGTTTACTCGTGCAGAATTCGTGAACATTGTAGAACCATTCCTACGGGAAATTCAAGGTCGTCGTGGTATCACCGACTTCCGTGTTGTTTGTGACGAAACAAACAATACCGGAGAAGTTATTGACCGCAACGAATTCATCGCAAGTTGCTTCATCAAACCAGCACGTTCAATCAACTACGTAACTTTAAACTTCGTGGCTGTAAGAACTGGTGTTGACTTTGAAGAAGTCGTCGGCACAGCAGGAGTATAATCATGTCATTAAGAGTAGACGATTTTAAAGCAAAATTAAAGGGTGGTGGTGCACGTCCCAATTTATTCCGTGCAACAGTTAACTTCCCAGCATACGCTGGCGGTAATGCAGAGTTGACTTCTTTCATGTGTAAAGGCGCACAACTACCAGCATCAATTATGGCTGTCATTGAAGTTCCTTTCCGTGGACGACAGTTGAAGATTGCGGGCGACCGTACATTTGAACCTTGGACAGTTACAGTAATCAACGATACTGATTTCGCTACACGTAACGCCATGGAAAAGTGGATGAACGGTATGAATGGTCACAGTGCCAACACGGGTATCACTAATCCTGTTGCTTACCAAGCTGACTTAATTGTTGATCAGTTGGACAAAGATGGTTCAGTGTTGAAGACATATAACTTCCGTGGTTGTTTCCCGACAAATATTTCGGCAATCGACCTAAGTTATGAAACCAATGATACAGTCGAAGAGTTTACAGTAGAATTCCAAGTTCAATATTGGGAGTCAGATACCACTAGTTAATGGTATTATAAGTAGTACTATGGGGGTGGTTCTCCACCCCCCTTTTATTATTAAGAGGTTTTTATGGCAGATAACAGCGTATTTAAAGCATTTGGTTTTGAGATAAAAAAAGTTCAAAACAAAAACAATGAAAGCGAAAAGGTTTCTTCTATCGTACCAAAGGTAGACGAAGATGGTGCTGGATACGTCACGGCCTCAGGTTCTTACTTTGGTCAGTACGTCGATATGGAAGGTACTGCCGCAAAGGACAATCAAGAACTAATTAAAAAGTATCGCAACATGGCAGAACACCCAGAGTGTGATGCTGCGATTGAAGACATCATCAACGAAGCAATCGTTTCGTCTGAGCTAGAAAGTTCTGTTTCTGTTAACCTAGATAAGGTTGATGCACCAAACAAAATCAAAAAGACCATCACCGAAGAGTTTGATAATGTAGTTAACATGTTGAACTTTGAAGAATATGGTCACGACATATTCCGTTCGTGGTACGTTGACGGAAGATTATATCATCACCTAGTAGTAAACGAATCAAACATGAAGGCGGGTATTCAAGAAGTCCGTCCTATCGATGCAACCAAGGTTCGTAAAGTCAAAGAGGTGCAATACAAAAAAGATTCCAAGACAGGTGCGAAGATTGTTGATAAAACCAACGACTTCTACATCTATCAAGAGCGAGCGGGTGCTAATAATGGTATCAAGCTAACTCCGGATTCGATTTCGTATGTCACTTCAGGTCTTCTGGATACCAGTAAGAAACGTGTACTGTCGTATCTACAGAAGGCGATGAAACCAGTAAACCAATTGCGTATGATGGAAGACTCTTTGGTCATCTATCGTATGGCACGTGCACCTGAACGTCGTATCTTCTATATTGACGTGGGTAACTTACCGAAGGGTAAAGCGGAACAACATTTAAAAGACATCATGTCCCGATACCGTAACAAAATTGTTTACGATGCGAATAGTGGTGAAATCAAAGATGACCGAAAGCATATGTCTATGCTAGAGGACTTCTGGTTACCACGTCGAGAAGGTGGTCGTGGTACAGAGATAAGTACTCTACCTGGCGGTGAGAATTTAGGACAGATTGACGATATCATTTATTTCCAAAAGAAGTTGTATCGTTCTTTGAATGTTCCGCTTAACCGTCTAGAACAAGAGTCGCAGTTCTCTCTGGGTAGGTCTACAGAAATTAACCGCGATGAGGTGAAGTTCCAGAAGTTCATCGACCGTCTACGTAGTAAGTTTGGACACTTGTTCTTGGGTATCCTCAAGAAGCAACTTATCCTAAAAGGTGTTTGTACGGAGCAAGACTGGGAAGCATGGAAGCACCAAATTCAAGTCGACTTCTCTAGAGACAACCATTTTTCTGAATTAAAAGACGCAGAACTACTACGTGAACGTCTACAGACAATGGATCAAATTTCTAGTTACGTCGGTGAATACTTCTCACGCGAGTGGGTAATGAAAAACGTAATGATGTTTAATGATGAAGACATAGAAAATATGTCAAAACAAGTTGAAGCCGAGAACGAAAATGGCGGAAACGAAGAAGAGGAAATTTAATAATGAGTGAAGTAGAAGCAAACCCAGCACTAGATTTTGTCAACGCCCTTCAGGGTGGAGACTTTAATAATGCAGAAAAGTTGTTTAATGGTATCCTAGATGACAAGATGCAACAGTCTCTAGACGCAGAGAAGGTCTCTGTAGCAGACCAAATCTTCAACGGTGTAGAACCAGTTGAGGTAGATATGGATGACTCTGAGATTGATGCTATACTGGACAGCGAAGTCGAAGAAGAAGAATTTTCGGCAGAAACCGAATAAATATTCACTATAAATATATTTTTGTATAAATACTCCTAAACGAGGACTAATTGTGAAAACATTTAAAAGTTTACGGGAAGCAAAAGACAAAGTTGTCTTCAACAAGAAGATGTCTGGTTACCCTGTTGTTATCACAAAAACTGCCAAAGGATTTTACCTAACTATTGATGGTGATTCCGTTGACACGTTTAAGTCACAAAAAGAAGCGGAATCAACCGCGAAGCAAGTCCTCAAAGACTTAGGTAAATAAAATGAAACTGATTAGCGAATACGTAGAAAACGATGTACAATGCATTGTAGAAGCTAAAGATAATGGTGAGAAGAGTTACATTATTGAAGGTGTATTTGCGCAAGCAGACAAGAAGAATAGAAACGGACGTATCTACCCAAGAGCCATTATGGAACGAGCGGTAGATAAGTACGTTGAAGACCAAGTTAGCAAAAAACGTGCTGTAGGTGAGTTGAATCACCCTGAAGGCCCAACTGTTAATTTGGATAAAGTTTCTCACCTCATCACTGACCTAAAATTGGAAGGTAATGATGTGGTAGGAAAGGCACAAATTTTGGATACTCCTATGGGTAAGATCGTAAAAGGTCTCTTAGAGGGTGGTGTTCAACTAGGTGTGTCAACTCGTGGTATGGGAAGTCTTGAGCAGAAAAATGGCGTCATGTACGTCAAAGAAGACTTTATTCTTAATACGGTAGATATCGTACAAGACCCAAGTGCACCTGAAGCTTTCGTTAATGGGATTATGGAAGGTGTCGACTGGGTATGGAATAATGGAATTCTACAACCTCAAGTCATTGAAGAGATAGAGACTGAAATTAAGCAAGCACCAATTGCACATCGACCTGAAGTGCAAATTCGTGAGTTCAAGAATTTCCTCTCGTTAATCAAATCTAAACTATAAGGAGTCATCTATGACTGATCTTAATCAAAAAGTCGAAGCTGAAATCCGCGATACAGATGTTGAAACTAACGAAATCGTGGAGGAAACTCTCGAAGAAGCACAAGCTCCTGCAGCTAAGGGTGTAAAGACAGACGGACAGGAAATATCTGAGCCAGAGTCAATCGCATCAGTAGACAAAGCAGCCGACGCAACTTCTAAGGCTTCATTACCAAAAACTAAGGCAGGTATGATCAATGCGATGTACCAGTCCTTAAATAAAATGAAAAAAGGCGACCTAACGGCAGCCTACTCGAAGATGATGGAAGGTACTGACCTAGAAGACGTTATTGCAGAAGAGACTAACACTCAGTCTGAACTTGCGGCAATTGTTGAAGGTGAAGCAACTCTATCTGAAGAGTTCAAAGAGAAGACATCAGTAATTTTTGAAGCAGCTGTAAAAACTAAGTTGTCAGAAGAAATCACGCGTCTTGAAGAGCAATACTCTGAAGAACTATCTGAAGAAGTCGAATCTATCAAAACTGACCTAGTCGGTAAAGTCGATTCATATCTTAACTATGTAGTTGAATCTTGGATGGAAGAGAACAAGTTAGCGATCCACTCCGGTCTACGTACCGAAATCGCTGAAGGGTTCATGGACAAGATGAAAGACCTATTTACAGAGTCTTACATCGAAGTTCCAGAGTCTAAGGTAGACCTAGTTGACGAACTAGCAGCACAAGTAGAAGAATTAGAAGAAAAACTAAACTCTACTACTGGCGATGCAGTTTCACTTGCAGAAGAACTAGAAACTTACAAGCGTGAGTCAATCATCGCTGAAGCTTCTCGTGGCCTTGCAGACACACAAGCGGAAAAGTTAAAAGACCTTCTAGAGACAGTAGAATTTGAAAGTGAAGAAACCTTCACTGCTAAAGTAACTACTGTTAAAGAGTCATACTTTTCAAAAGAAATCCCTGAGCAAATCGAAGAATCAGTTTCAGACGAAGCTGAAGAAGAAGTTGAAGTATCTTCTATGATGGAAGGTTACATCTCTGCTCTAAGAAAAACCTCTAAGAAATAAGGAATCTAAAAATGAACAAATCATTCGACACACTGATTGAAAAGTGGTCACCAGTTCTTAACGAAGAATCAGCTGGTAAAATCACCGATCATCACCGTAAGGCAGTAACTGCTGCTATCCTAGAAAACCAAGAACGAGCAATGATGGAAGAACGTTCAGCTTCTCAGGGTTTTCTAACTGAAACTCCAACCAACGCAACTGGCGCTGGTGTAAACAACTGGGATCCAGTTCTAATCTCTCTAGTCCGTCGTGCAATGCCTAACCTAATGGCATATGACGTTTGTGGTGTTCAGCCAATGTCAGGCCCAACTGGTCTTATCTTCGCGATGAAATCACGTTACACTTCACAAACTGGTGACGAAGCACTATTCAACGAAGCTGACTCAGCATTCTCTGGTTCTCCTTCAAGCTCACAAACTGGTGACTCTTCTGGTATGTCTGGATTTGATCCAGCAGCACAAACTGGTCGTGAACTAGATGCAGCTGGTCGCCCAATGGCTACTTCTGTTGCTGAATCTCTAGGTAACACTGGCCCTGACTTCGCAGAAATGGGTTTCTCAATCGAGAAGCAATCTGTTGTTGCTAAGTCACGTGCACTTAAAGCAGAATACTCTCTAGAACTAGCACAAGACCTTAAAGCAATCCACGGTCTTGACGCAGAAACTGAACTAGCGAACATCCTTTCAACTGAAATCCTAGCGGAAATCAACCGTGAAGTAGTTCGTACAGTTAACACTCAAGCAGTTCTAGGTGCACAACAAGCTTCAATCGCACAAAAGGGTGTATTCGACCTAACTTCAGACGCAGATGGCCGTTGGTCAGCAGAGAAGTTCAAGGGTCTAGTAATTCAATTAGATCGTGAAGCGAACGAAATTGCTAAGACAACTCGTCGTGGTAAGGGTAACATCGTAATCTGTTCATCAGACGTTGCTACTGCACTTGCTGCTTCTGGTCAGTTGGATTATCAAGTTGGCGCTGGTCTTGCAGTTGACGATACTGGTAACACTTTTGCTGGTACTCTAAATGGTAAGATGAAAGTTTATATCGACCCATATGCCACTACTGACTACGTAACTGTAGGTTATAAGGGTGCTAACGCATATGACGCTGGTGTATTCTACTGCCCATACGTACCTCTAGAGATGG